CCCTACCATCAACAATGGTTGCTTCCGCATCAGAAAGATCAGGAGTAATAACAACTGTTGGATTTACATAACCAGACCCCTCTGTAACCACCTTGAAGGTGGCAATGTCCCCTTGCACTACCTTGCGGGGCGATGCGTCACTATAAGCCGGTACACCGTCCACAAAGACACCAATCATATTGGTTCCTTTGGTTGATTGGTCTGCATCATGGATATTACTCCGAAGAGGAATACCAAAAGTCATATTATTGGGTTTTAGGTCCGGACCTATTGAATCATTATCACTAAACTGTCCAATCGTGTAATATGGGAATCCAGAACTACCCGAAAGACAGAATTCTGTATTAAAGTAGACAGAATTGACACCAGCAGTCAAATTAGTAACATCTGTCATTGCCGGTGGTAGTGCCGCTTGGGTTACAAGCTGATCATCGTAGTTTTCAATAAACGATGCCATATTTGGCTGTCTTGGGTCTACCGCTCCTGGCGCAGCCACATAAACTGGATCGGTTTTCTTATGAAGTAGTCCACCATCAAGAACATTTACCTTCTGTGCTAGTGAAAGTATCCAACAATAAGTTTCGTACTTAATATTATCAATTATTGTCTCTGATCGAAGGATTAGCTTACCAAAAACACTTTCTCCCAATGTATGATCAGCTGCTACTCCAATATATCCACGCTTACAACCAAAGAACTGATTTAGTGACCTAGAAGTATAAGAGATACCTTCATTGCCAACATAAAAGACGCCCGATTGAGGAAATCCAAGAGTAGACTCAATTGTAATCGTTGCGTCGTCTTTTTGGATGTTCCTTGTGAGTGAAGTTTTTGGAGTAGCAGGAAGAATACCAGATAATGAGTCTTTTTGGAGAGTTAGCTCATATTGAACTTCATTTTCGAAAGAATATGAAAATGCATACTCACAAATTGCTTTACCGAGAGGAATATCATCCGATTCGTAGCCTTCTAGATAAAATTCTAGTTTGGAGTTAATAAACTTATCTGGAGGGAGTAATTTTGACTCCGAAGGACAAAAAACAGCTGGGAGAGGTATAACTCTTACAATTTCCGGCTCATACCAAGTGGATTTCGAAGGAACGATCATCCTATCACCAGGATATGTCACTTCGACATCATTTTCCGCGAATAAAATCTTAAATAGCGACTTAATTCCTAGTTTTGAGCCTTTTGACTGGAAAAACTCTCTAATATTCTCTAAAAGAGTAGCATTATTGATTTCTGGAGAAACTCGAGACGGAATAATCTCCGGAGCATAAGATTCATAGATGGTTTCAAGCATAGAAACCAAAAATAGCACCGAAACGTTCTTAATAGTCGATCCAGAATTATGTTTTGCCGCTTTTGTATTGAGATAAGTCCCTTTTGAGGTAAAAGTAGGTAAAATTACTGTTCCTGATGCTCCTCTTTCCAAATCATAGAAGATATTATCTATTTTTTGACGATAAAGGATAATTTCATCATCAACATAGAGGACTCCATTCTCTTCAGGAAATCCATAACCATTTTCGAGTTCTAATTGAGTGTCTGTCTCTGAAACATTCTTTGCAAGAACACCCGCTTGAACAATTCTGTTTCTGTAGGTGTTAAAATCACGATATTTTTGAAGATTTTGAAGCAGATTTTGAGAAAAACCAACGCGTTCCTCACTTTCATCTGAAAGTGTCATAAAATTGACAAATTCAGTGTAAGTTTCATTGATAAACCCAGGTAAAATACTGTCGACCTGAGAGGATGGAGTTACAATTGTATTAACAGTCATGAGCTTAAAGCGTTAGTGTCAACAACAGCAGAAATTTTAGAATTATCAACGTCCAAGTCCAAATATACTGATTTTTTAGCTACAACATCTTGTCCGAGTGGAAATGCTCGAATTTGAATCTCATTTCCAACTAAAACAGTAGATGTAAATGTAACGGGGTTGATATATCCTATTTTTATCTCTCCTTTTACATAATCAATGGTCCCGAAACGATAATCTTCAATAGTTTTTACGTTATTTGAGTTAAAATAGTAAGTATAGATGTTTCCAACACCATCATCCTCAAAATAATAGGTATTTGTACTACCAATAAGAGTAAATCCAGTTGATCCGATCGCTGGAGTCAAATTATTAAAGTCCAAAGCTTGCTCAAAACAGACTTCATAGGATGATGGGGTACCAATCACAACTGTAAAGTCCTTTCTCATCTTAATTGATGTAGTATTTCTTGTAATCGCTGTATCTGCAGCATCAATTGCAGTAACAATTCTTGAAAAACGAGCAGCGCCACCAAATTTATCAATAGATCCAGAAACTGGATTGCTATCCAGAGTAGATTTTACAGCTGAAACGATCCCTGCATTGTCTTTGATAGTTCTTTTATCATCATAAAATACAGTCGTGTCAATTTCTAGGTAAAGAACGTCAGGATCGACTATAATAATCTCAATAGAAGCCACTCTATAGTCTTCCAATGAGTTAATAATAGCCGTTTTACTCACATTCGATAAAGTTTCGCCCGTATTTGGCTTAATTGCGATGTAAACTCGTCCATATTCTGGAATATCAAGTTCTTGTCCACCAAAAACATAAACATCAGCAGCTGCAGGATAGACTTGCTGGACTAAAGTCTTGTAATCGTTGTTAGTGACAGCTCGATTTTGTGCAGAATAGAATTTTGGAGCTCTAAATTTGATTTGTTCTACACTTTCAATAGATGCACCACCGTCAGTGACTGTTCCAGATACCAAAGTAGCTGTTTGATTCAATGCCTGACCAACAGAAGTGAAGGTTCTTCCAGTATAAGTGAAGTTTGCAACTGTCTGAATGCCATTTGCAAGAGATCCATTACTCACCAAATAGGTAACAAAGATTTTTGCTCCATCCTGAAGCTTTCTACCAAAGTATCCATCACCAAAAGTGAGTTCATAATACTGTTCATTCGCCTCTTCAATCCAATAAACAGGACTTTCAGCTGTTGTTGTAACCAAACTATTAGCTTGTTTGAAGAAAGTGCGCGCTTCTTGATTCGGATTCTCTTGTACTTCAACACGAATCAGTGAAGTGTCGATGTTCTGATTCTCAAGAACAAACTTTTGATTGTAATTTGATGTATCTACAGTGAATTCGGCATCAATATAAGTGCCCTCATATACTGTTACGTTACTAAAGCGACACAAACCATTAGTGCTCACAGGAGCAGTTTGTGCATCAACTATATTAAAGATATAATTAGCATTTCCAGTTGTTGTCGAGAAGATCATTCCTGGACGAATATCTAGAAATAAAGGAAATCCACTAGGAAAATCAGTGTCCGTCAACTGAAAATCAAAGGTAACCTCACTACTAGCAGATTGTGCTGAATTTGGAATATAACCTACTGATTTTGCATTCGAAACAACATTATCACGAAGAGTTGCTGAAGAGAGGAAACTCTCATTAGCAATCATGTTAGTTGAATAAGCATTCAGCTGGGACTGATAAGCAATCAAATTGAGAATAACCTGCAGGTTACTCCCAGAAAAGTCATAGTCAGTGAATTGCTTGGTACTTTTAAGATAGTTGATGAGATTAAGCTTTATTTGCTCAAAGTCAACCTCTGTTAATTGGATTGCTCCTGCCACTAGTATCTCTCTATTTTTAGTTATTTATAAGCTATCTGGTAGGCGTTAATATCTGCTGCACCTCAATTATTTTAATACTACCAATAATACGATATTTCACTGTCACTTCATAAGTATCAGAATCAACATCAGCATTTACAGTGACACCAAGATCATCCTGCATGAATAATTCACCAGCTCTTGTGAATTCTGCACTTGCGTATTCATTAACTGTTAACTCTTCCTGAGTTGGTTGACTGAATGTAACTCTAGGCTCACAATATAGAATAGCTCTCTCAATTTCTTGAGATAACATACCAGCAGTAACTTCATCTACTAATTCAAACAAATATTTCTGTGCATTACTACCAACATCACGATTGAAAGGTACCTCAGTGGGGAGGAACATCACAACATTTTTAATAGCATTATTGATTGATCTCTCATTTCTCAATACAGTGATATCACTTGTTAATGGAGATGGCTTAAATGCCAACGATAGGTCAACATAACTCTTATCTCTTTTAGTGAGTTCCTTAGCCATAAAAAAATAGGAGCTGTTACGCTCCTATTTATCAGTTATTTTGAAGATTAGGTCTTTTCGGTGGTGGATTTAGCTTTTGTGCTGCATCTCGCCACATTTGATCTTTTGCTCTCCTTTCAGGAACTAGATCATTATCTTCCTCTTCTTGGAAGTTGGTTTCCTGAAGGAACTTACGTTCAGCCACGTCCTTGACCCCGATACTTTTTACGACGAGAAGAATTGCTCCTCTTTGAGTATTTAGT